AAACAATACAGATGGAAGCCGAAACAATCAATGAGGTTTATGGAACTCATACTGAAACAAGTGGAACAATAACTGAGTCATATACAACTCTCAGTACAAACATCTCTGGAACAACAGGTATCAAGTATGGTGGTGATGCAACTCATCATTATGTAAGTGCGTTCAAAGAAAAGATTGATGGAGATACATTCGTTGATAAAGAGGGTGGTAAGGTTGACCATGTTCACCCAGTATCACCAGCAAGAACTTCTGGTACTGACGAAGTTTCTGGTCTTTGATGTATAAATAAGACATAGGAGTTTAAGTATGTCTGCGTACAAAGATGCACAAGCCAATAATGATATCAGTCGTAATGTTAAAAAGTATAGAGATTTGGATTTATTCTTTAGTAAGAAGTCCAACAAAGATGTCAATAAGGTAACAGATGTTGAAGCAGTAAAGCGTTCTGTTCGTAACTTACTCTTACTTAATACTTTTGAAAAACCATTTCACCCAGAGATTGCTGGTGACCTAAGAGGAATGTTATTTGAAAACATGACACCACTTACTGCAGCTGTTATATCTAGAAAGGTTGAAGATTGTATAAACAATTTTGAACCAAGAGCAAGACTTGTTGGAGTTGCAACTACACCAGACTTTGATAATAATGAATATAAAGTTTCAGTTTATTTTTATGTGGTCAACGCACCAACAGAAATGGTAGAGGTTACACAAATACTAGAGAGGTTACGATAAATGGCAGTCAATGAAAAAAGATTAAACGTCACACAACTTGACTTTGATGATGTAAAAGATAATCTAAAAACATTTTTAAAAGCACAAAACGAATTTACAGACTATGACTTCGAAGGTTCTGGTATGAGTGCGTTGTTAGATGTCCTTGCATACAATACTCACTATCTTGGTTTCAATGCAAATATGTTAGCAAACGAAATGTTCTTAGATAGTGCATCACTTCGTTCCAGTGTAGTATCCCATGCAAAGATGTTAGGATATGAAGTAAGTTCACCAAGAGCTCCTAAAGCAATAATTAATATTAGTTTAAATACTACTAACGCATTAGCCACTATGGGTGCTGGTACTGCATTTACAACTTCAGTAGACGGTACAAGTTATCAGTTCGTAACCATTAATGATATTACTTCTCAAAACTCAGGTTCATCTATTCCTTTTGACAGTACAGAAATTTATGAAGGAACATATACTAAAACAAAATATCTTGTAGATAGTAATGATGTTGACCAAAGATTTATGCTGACAGATGTTCGTGCAGACACAACAACACTTACAGTCAAAGTACAAAATTCAGCATCTGATACAACTACTACAACTTATACAAAGGCAACAGACATAACACAATTGTCAACTACAAGTACAGTTTATTATTTACAGGAAGCAGAAGGTGGTAAATTTGAAATATACTTTGGAGATGGTGTGACAAGTAAAAAGGTAGAAGATGGAAACATTATTGTGATGTCTTATGTAATAACAAACAAAACTGCAGCTAATGGTTCAGCTATATTTACTGCACCAAGTTCTATTGATGGTGTAACAGGTATTACAGTTACGACAGTTGCAAATGCTGTAGGTGGTGGAGAACCAGAAACTATTTCATCTATTAAATTAAATGCACCTCTTGATTATGCAGCTCAAGGACGTGCAGTAACGACTGAAGATTATAAAGTATATGTAAGAAAACTTTTTACAAACACACAGGCTGTTTCAGTATGGGGTGGAGAAGATGGAAGTTTCGATACAAGTACAGGTGTAAGTTCTACACCAGAATATGGTAAAGTTTTTATATCAGTTAAAAGTACAACAGGTATTGCTCTTACAACATCACAAAAAGAAAACTTAGTAAAAGATTTAGCACCGTATAAAGTTGCATCTATTACTCCAGTTATTGTTGACCCAGAAACAACATTATTAATTTTAAATGTAACATTTAACTACAACTCATCTGCAACAATTTTAAATAAGACAGATTTAGAAACAGCAGTAACTACAACATTATCTGGTTACAGTTCTAATAATTTAAATTCATTTAATAGTCCTTTTAGATTTTCACAACTTACAGGACTCATTGATGATGCAGATAGGTCTATAACAAATAATACAACAACTGTAACTATGGGTAAGTTTTTTGAACCATCATTAAACACATCAACAAACTATTCAATTAATTTTGCAAATGCATTTTACAATCCACACTCTGAACATAACAAGAGTGGTGGTGGTATTCTTGCATCAACAGGTTTTCAGATTGATGGAGATACTACAACAGAATATTTTTTTGATGAAGATGGTTCTGGTGTAATAAGAATATACTCTTTAGTTTCTGGTGTAAGAACTTATTTAAGTTCTTCAGCTGGTACAGTTGATTATGCAAATGGAACTGTGTCAATCAACTCAGTAAAAATAACAGCAGTATCAAATGTAGATGGTGCAGTATCAACACAGATAAGAGTAACTGCAATACCAAGTTCAAATGATGTTATCCCAGTTCGTAATCAGTTGATAGAAATAGATTTAGTAAACTCAACAGTAACAGGACAAGTGGATAGCACTACAACAACTGGTGTCGGTTATACCACTACAACATCTGGAACTGCAAGTACAACATCAGTTAATACAACTACATCTTACCCAACATCTTCTGGATACTAATCAATGGCCGATGAAAAGTCAAAACTACTGACTAAAGTTTCACCACTCATAGAAGGACAGGTGCCTGATTTTATACAGGCCGACCACCCAATCTTTGTTAAATTTTTAAGACAATATTATAAGTTTATGGAAGCAGGTCAAATTACCTATGAGGTGATAAACAGTTATGTGCGTTATGAAACAACTACTACTGCATATGTGTTAGATGAAAAAGATGGTGATAGGATACTTACAGAAGATACACAACAGTTTACAAATGGGGATATAATTACAGGTGATACTTCTGGTGCAACTGCAACAATACTTGTAGAAGACTCACGAAATCTAAAACTTTATATTTCATCACAACAAAAGTTTATTACTAATGAAACATTCACTGGTACTAATGGTGCTCAAGGTAAACTTACAAACTATCGTGCAAACCCAATACAAAACATACAACAACTTTTAGAGTATGCAGATGTAGACAATACTATCTTTGATTTCTTAGACCAGATGAGAGAGTCATTGATGACTTCTATTCCTAATACTCTTGCACCTAGTGTATCAAAAAGAAAACTACTTAAAAATATTAAAGACTTATATGCAGCTAAAGGTACAAGAGAGGGTCACGAACTATTCTTCAGAATACTTCTTGGAGAAGAGGCAAACATATTCTACCCCACAGAACATATGTTGCGTGTGTCGAATGGTGATTGGAGAGCAGAAACAATTTTAAGATGTTCTGGTTTTTCTGGTGTGTCTGGTGATGAGATAATCAATCAAAAGATTACTGCACAGACTTCTGGTGCAACTGCAATTGTTAATGATGCGATTACATTTCAAGAGGGAACTGCATCTGTTACTGAACTAGAACTTGCAGAGATTACAGGAACATTTATAGACGGTGAAACGATTATTGCAAACTCTACTGTAAGAGATGTTGATGTTTCCTTTACAGTAGAAGCAATAGTTTCTTCTGCATCTTTATCTAATACTGGTATTCTTCACACAGACCAAGAACCTGTAGAGATAGAAAACTTAGGAAACGATAAAGCAGAGTTAGTTGTGAGTGGTATTACAAGTGGTTCAGTCAGTGAAGTTATAGTTGATGATGCTGGTTCTGGATATGAGGTGGGAGATGTTCTTACCTTTACAACTTCAGAGAGTGATACTAAAACTGCAGCTGGTTTTGTGAGTGTAGTTGGTGGTGGCATACAATTAGAAACTGGAACACTAGATGACTCTGAAGTTACATCAGATGTAATCGTTATAGAAAATGGAACAACTGCATCAGAAGAATCATTTAATATTGTTTTAGATAGAACAGATGTAGATGGTGCAAATGCAAATGACGATATCATACTTGATGGAACAGATGGTGCTGGTTCTAATGCTGGTTTCTCATTAATCACTGATACGCTTATTACAACAAACGATACATACGGAACTGCAACTGATAGATTGTTCTTAGAAGAAGATACTTTCGATACATCAGAGAGAGGTTCTATACAAAGAGTATTCTTATCAGATGGTGGACTTTATAACTCTGATTTACCTACTGTAACTATTACAACCACAAGTGGTACAGGTGCAGCTCTTACTGCATTGACAAATGATATTGGTTCTGCAAAATCTATCAATGTAAACAATACAGGTTTTAATTACTTAAGTAATAATCCTCCAGAGATAGAATTACGAGCTCACTTTATTCTTAAAGATATTACAGGTACATTCTCTGCAACTAATACTTTAACAACTCACACTGGTGTGGTTAAAGGTTTTGACTCTAACACGAAAGTTCTTGATACGACATTCGAAGATGTAATCAGGACAGTTCAAGAACAAGAAGGAACTTTCAACGAAGAGATTGCGTTAGAAGTTGGAACAACTATTTTAGAGCCTCAAGGTATTTTACTTGAAGATGAATTAGACTTTGATGATGGTGAGGGTATACTACTTGAAACTGGCGGTTCTATTTTATTAGATGGTGAAAGTAAACAAACATACAACATTACAATAGAAGAAGGAACAATACCTTTTACTTCT